CCCGACAGCGTATCGCCGTATGCATTCATACATCATTGAAACATCCACGGCATGGGCGTACGCCACCGCAGCCAGCGGCGGCGTGTCTGACGTAACTGCTGCTTCGCTGACGGCTTACGCTCGACGCGCCGAGGCAGGCGGCTACGACGGGGCGGTGGTGGACGCATTCGCTGCCACGCTGCCGGCCGACGTGGTGCTGTACCCGTACTGGGTGCCTGTTCTTGCCGACACCATCGCCAGGCGTGAGCGGTGCAGGGTGGTGTCGTTCTCGGTGCCGCGCAGCCACGGGAAGACGCTCCTAGCCGCCCTGCTGGCCGGGTGGGTCCTGAGAGACCCCGATGCCGACCGGCTCGTTGTGAGCGCTGCCACGGCCCTGTCGCAGGCCCGCCTGTCCATGGAGGCCCTAGCCAAGATCCACTGGCCCGCCGACGGCAAGACGACGCCCTGGGCGGCCCGCATGTCGAACAACCAGCCGATGCTGCGCCACGGCAAGGGGAAGATGTTGCCCATCGCCAGGGACGCCAAGCGTGCCGACGGCGTGACGCCCGCCCTGGTGCTGGCCGACGAGGCGGCCCGTCTGCAGGGCGACTACCTGAGCCGGTTGATGACGGCGGCGACCAAGACGGCCGAGGGGCGGCTGCTGATGACGACCACGGCCGACGACGACCTCAGCCTGCCCTGGGCCGGTTGGCGGCAGGAGGCCGAGGCGCAGCTGCTGGCCGGGCGGCTGCGTGAGGACTGGGCGGTGCACCACTGGGCGTCCGACGCCGGGGCGGACATCCACGACCCTGTCCAGTGGCGCAAGGCGAACCCGCAGCTGTGGATCGAGGGCGGGCACATCACCGAGGACACCATCCGGTCGGAACTGGCGTTCCTGGGCAGCCGGTCGGACGGTGTCGAGGAGTTCCGCACCCAGCGGCTGAACCTGCCCGGCGGCAGCCTCGCCAGCGTGGGCATCGACGCGGCCGTGCTCGAGCAGGCCAGATTCGACTGGCGCCTCGAGGACGTGCGCGGGCGCCGGGCCTGGGCGTTCATCGACTTCAGCCTGGGCAGCGTCGTGGGGGCCCGCGCCGACCTGACGAGCGTGGGCGTGGTGGTCGACGGCGGGGAGTTTGGGCTGCTCCGCACCTGGTCGTTCACCTGCGGGGAACTCGGGCACATGAAGCAGCAGCGGCCCTGGCTGCACGAATTGGTCCAGCAGGGGCACGTCCACCACAACGACGGGCAACTCATCGACTTTGACGCCGTCGAGGGCCTGCTGGGACAACTTGGTAGCACCCTCCAACTCGAGGCCGTCGGCGTCGACGAGGTCGGCTGGACGCAGAATTGGGTCCGGCAGGTCATGGTCGACAAACTGAACCTGCCGGTGGAGGCCCGGTCCCAGTCCATCCGCGAGCAGGCACCCGCCTGGTCGACCTTCGTGGCGCTCATCCGCATGAAGGCGCTCCGGTACCACGACGACCCGGTGCTGCTGCACCAACTGCGGCACGCCACGACCAAGACCTACGACGGCGGGCTGGTCAAACTGCAGAAGCGGGACGGGCAGAACATCGACGCCCTGGTGGCGGCCTGCAACGCGGCCCGCCTGTTCGAGCTGCGCGGGCGCTCCCAGCAGTGGATGCCGCCGTCCGGCGTCATGACCATCTGACGCCACCAAGCGGACAGAATGACAATTCGCGGAATGTGACAAAAAATGTCACGTTCGCCTATTGACAGAAAAAGCGCGTACTCAAACTGGGGGAGGCGTGGGACTCCTCTCGCGCTTCCGCAGCTACTTCCTGGGCAGTTTCAACGCGTCCATGCTGGTCGACACCAGCAGCGTCGGGGACGTTGAGGCGCTGCCTGGCGTCCAGCGTGCCATCGAAGGCGTGGCCTCGATGCTGGCCAGCGTCACGCTGTGCGTCTACGACAGCAAGGACCAGGAGGTGCAGCCCGCTGCCCTGAGCCTGCTGACCGGCCGCAGCACCGAGATGGTCAACGGCTGGGACCTGCGCCGGTGGCTCGTCACCGACGCCATGACGCAGGGCAACGCGTACGCGTACATCGCACGCACCTACTCCGGCGAGGCCGCCGAACTCATCCCGCTCGAGCGTGGGCGCATCACGATCAACTGGTCGGCCAACCCGCTGCAGTACCTGCTCGACGGGCAGTCGATCCCGGCCAGCGACCTGATCCACGTCAAAGGCGGCTACAGCCGGTGGGCGTTCATCGGCGAAAGCCCGCTGGACAAGTGCCGCACGCAGCTGCAACTGGTGGCGGACCTGGACAACTGGGCGGCCACGATGGCGGCCACCGGTACGACCAGGCGCCTGTCGTTTCAGTTCCCGACGCCGATCAGCGAGCAGGCGAAGCAGACAATCCTGCTCGCCTGGAAGGCCAAGCATGCGAAATCAGGCGGCGCGTCTGAACCGCTGATCATCGACGGCGGCGGCAAGATCGAGGGCGTCAGCGGGCAGGGCGACCTCGACGCCGTGACGGCGGCCCGCACCGCGGCCATGGGCGAGATTGCCCGAGCGCTGAACCTGCCGCTGTCGTTCCTGGCGGCCACCGAGGCGGGAACGCAAATCGACCTAAACGCCCAGCGTGCGCTGGTCGATCAGACGCTGCGCCCCTGGGCGAAGCGCATCGAGGCCGAACTGACGGCCAAACTGCTGCCCGGCTACCGCGTCGAGCACGACCTGCAGGAACTGCTCCGCGGCACGATGAAGGACACCGCCAAGGAGCTTTCCAAGTTGGTCATGTCTGGCGTCCTCACGCCTAACGACGCCCGCTGGTTCATCGGCATGCAGCCGGTGCAGGACCCCATGGCGGACGAACTCATGATGCGCCTGGACACGGCGGCCGGTCAGGCCGAGGTGAACGGGGACCGCGAGGACGAAGAAAGCGAGTCTCCCGATGCAGATTGACCGCCGCTCGTTCGAGGTCCGCGCAGCCGTCGAGGGCAACACCGTGTCCGGGCTGGCCATTCCCTACGAGACCGATTCCCAGCCGCTGCCGTTCATCGAGACCATCCAGCGCGGTGCGTTCGCGGCCGACATCGGCAAGCGGAACGTGTCGCTGCTCGTCGAGCACGATGGCGGACGCGTGCTGGCGGACACCCGCAGCGGCACGCTCGAGCTCGAGGAGACCGAGCGCGGCGTGACGTTCTCTGCTCGGTTGCCGGACACCCGCGACGGGCAGGACATGCGCGTGCTGCTCCGCGATGGGATCTACCAAAACATGTCGTTCGGGTTCGCGGTCGACAAGGACGAGTGGGCGGGCAACCGCCGGACCGTCGTGTCGGCCCGCCTTTACGAGGTCAGCCTTGTCCACACGCCCGCCTACGAGGCGACCGCAGCCGCGGTCCGGGCGTTTCACACTTCCACCGGGCTCGTCGCTCGGTACCTGCGGCTGCGGATTGGAGACCTGAAATGACCGTGACCCCCGAAGCACTCCGAGAGAAGCGTGCGCAGCTCGTCGCTGCGTGCGAGCAGTACGCCGAGACCGCAACCCCCGATGCCGTTCGTTCGTTCGACCTGGCCGAGGAAGAGATCCGCGCTATCGACGGACAGCTTGAAAGCCTGTCGATTCGCAGCCGCCTCGACGCCGTCAAGGCCAAGAACGGCCAACTGGTCGGCCGTCCCGAGGTCCGCAACGGCGGCAACGACGCCGACCTGATGCGTTTCTTCGCCACCCGCGGCCGCGAGGGCAGCGGCAACATGGAACTGCGCACGACCCTGACGGTCGGCACCGCTGCAACCGCTGGCAACACTGTGCCCCAGTCGGTGATGACCGGCGAGTTCGTCAAGTGGCTCGATTGGGTCGACCCCGTTCGCAAGCTGGCGACCGTCCAGACTGTCCCGAACAACCTGCGTCTGCCCGTCATCGACTCGCGCACCACTGTCTCGGCCACGAACGAAGCAGCGGCATACAGCGAATCAAACTTCACCACCATCGTCAAGACGTTCGCCGCCTACAAGGCCACCGCCACGACGCCGGTGACCGAGGAACTGCTGTTCGACGCCTCGATCGACGTGGCCGCCGAGGTCGTCGCCGACCACGCCCGTGCTCACGGCAAGTTCCGCGCAGCCCGGCACATCACCGGCTCGGGCTCCGCCCAGGAACAGGGACTGATGTACAGCGATTCGGACTGGGAGTGGACGGTGACCACCGGCGCCACTGCAAACACGGTCGATTTCGACGACGTGATCGACCTGTTTAACAAGGTTCCCAGCGCCTACGCCCAGAACGGCAGTTGGATCATGAACCAGGCTACGTGGGCGTTCCTGCTGAAGCTCAAGGCGTCGACCACCGGCACCTACCTGTACGACGGGATGCAGGGCATGATGCTGCAGGATGGCGCCAGCGGCATGCTCATGGGCCGCCCGGTCTACATCAGCGAGTTTGCCGACGTGCACAACGCTGCTTCGGCTCGCCTGCAGATTTTCTTCGGCGATCTGGCCCGCGCCTACCGCATCGTGGACCGCAAGGAGGTCCAGTTCATCGTTGACCCGTTCTCGAACAGCGGCACGGGCATCATCAACTACCGCAGCTCGATGCGGTCCGATGCCAAGATCATCGACAGGCGCGCCGGTGGCGTGATCGTCAACAAGGCCTAATCGATTCCATGTGACCCCGGACCGGCGGGGGGGACACCCCCCCCGGTCTTTTCAAAATGCCAGCACTCACCACCAGCGATATCAAGAGTCACCTGCGCATTTTCCATGCGCAGGATGACTCGTACATCGGCAACATCCTGCTGCCTGCCGTGCGCGAGACGATCGAGCGCTGCGCCGGATTGGCTATGCAGGGAATCGAGCGCTCATACAAGGTGTCCGAGGAAGGGGACACCTGGGTGGTGCTGCCGATCCAGCCGGTAAACACCGCGTCAGCCATCACGGCGGTCTACGTCGATGACGACTCGGTGACGCAGACTGAGAACCCGGAACAGCACTGGGACGGCGAGCGCGTGGCTGTTCTGATCGAGGACGGCTGGAACCGCCCGGTGACCATCAATTGGAACACGTTGGTGGGTGACCACTACATCAACATGCTGGCGCTGCAGCTGTGCGGGCGCCTGTATGCCGACCGCGGCGACAGCACCGGCGCCATCGAAGGCAAGGCCGAGCAGATGCTGTTTGCCATGCTCGGGGAGCATGGGGTGCACTGATGGTCCCGCGTGGCATGTTCAGACACGAGATGGCGGTGCAGAACTACACCGCGTCCGTGGATACCTACGGGCAGGCCACCAAGACCTGGTCCACCGTGGCCACCGTGCTGGGCCACATTGAGTCGGCCGACGGCCGGTCCATCGACTCAGTCGACATCAACCGCGGACAGACCGCCTGGCGGCTCGTTCTGCCCTGGATCGACTCGGTGACGGTGAAGAGCCGGATCCTGCTGCGCGAGACTGGCAAGACCGACCGCGTGC